GGAGCAATATTGCTCCCTATTACCTTTTAAGACTTGTTTTGTCTAGCACGAATCATTGCTAGAATGTCTTGTGCTTTGTCACTTGAAGGTTGTGTTGTAGGAACCTTAATAGATTCGGCTGCAGCCATTGCATCTTCTTCCCATGGTGCTGAAGTTTCTGCTACGGGTGCTGTTGCGGGTGCTCTAGTTTCAGTAGTAGCTGTTTGTTTTTCCGCGGTTGCTCCTGCAGGTGCTTCTAGTCCCCAAGGACGATAGTAACTACCCCAACGCTCTAAGTCATATGGTTGACCGTCTACACTTGCGTCAAACATTTCTTTGATTACACGCAACTCTGCTTCGCCGGGACGCTTTGGCAAGAACTCTGCCAAATTGTACAAACCATGTGCTTCAATAGCGGCTTGTTCTGCCTCAGTCAATGCTGACTCTTTACGTGCCCAATTACTTGTTGAGTAATCAGCATAGCCACCTTTACTTGTTTTCTTAATATTCAAATCAAGACCACGCATAAAGTCTGTTGGCAATTCTTCCATCTCAGGATCCATCAAACTTGCTTTAATGATTGTAAAGATTTGTGGACTAATAATGAATCTACGAATTGGGTTAGCTGGTGTCTTGTCATCACCGATTGGGTTTTGACGAACAAAACCTTGAAACAAATAACTGCGTTTCTTCCAGTATTTGTTTGCTAACTCTTTCAATGTTTCATCTTTATACCAAGGACGAACCTCAGTTAGTATTGGGCATTGTGCTTTTGGATCATACATCTCAACGCAAGGTACTTGAACCTCAATACGTTTAACGTTAGGATCACCTTTAACTCCATTGAATGGGAGTTTAATAATTTGTCGTTCTACCCAGAAGTACGGGTTGTTGCTATCTGCATCGGGCAATAGACGCAATGTGGCTGTTGTGCCTTCGTCCATATTCCAGTGGGGGTAGATAGAGTTATCTGATTGTTTCTGTGTTGAACCAGAAGTTGATTTGTTTTCTTGTGCCGCAATACGGGCACGAATCTCTGCTAATGATGCCATGATAAATTTCCTTATAAATTGAGATGGTCTCGTTTTTAATATTCGCCACTACCTATTAGTGACTAACACAGATGTAAGTATAGCAAATGTTTACACCCTTGTCAATATATATTTATGCCAGTTTTACCTAAATCAATTTTTTACAGCGGTTATTGTGCCATCTCGCTAACATTTTTTTACTAGCAATAGTTCCACAATGTGGGCATGTTTCTTTTGGGTCAATAACTCCAAATCGCGGATGCTGTTCTCCTTTGACTCCGGTAAGATTGGGTAATATTTTATTATGTTTTAACCATTCTGTATGTTCAGGTCTTTTTCGTCCAAACATATAGTGCTGGTCTCCGGCGGGCCCGATTGTGCCTCCTGAACCCCCTTCATTGCGGTTTCGCAATATTCCAGTGCCTATATCTTTTCTACCATACCATTGGATCAATCTTCGTTCTAATGCCAATGATCCTAGTTCTGTCAAATTAGATTCGCAAATTAGTATTCTAGTGAATTCATTAGGTACGGTTATAGAATGCTTATCCCATGCCCTAGCGTTCTTACCTTTACCAATATAATAAGGAGTGCCATCTTCTCTGAGATAAGCATATACATAAAAGCCCAAAGGTGGATTTTTTCTACTAAATAACATTGCTGATGCTCCTATAAGCGTTAGAGTAGTTGGGATTTCGACCTCCGCGAACTACACTTATATTTATTCTTTTTAACCCTTTTTAATGTAATCTAAGCCAATGATGTTATCCAACATACGTGCATATGTTTTATCTAGACCCTCGTGGAATAATTCATTTGGTTGCATATACAGTGTTGAGTTCGATGGTTGGCTAAACAATGTTCGTTTAACCAAAGTTAAATAACTATCCATTTTTTCTCTAGTTAATGTAGAATCTTTACTTTCAAATATTTCTTTGAGATACCAAGCTTCTTCTTGTATACTATATGATATTTGTCCATCACTGTACTTAGGATCTTTATTTGATAATTCTTCTCTGAATTTATTTTTAAACAATGTAATTAACATAGATAAATTATCTTTCATCCATTTATTGAATTTAGGCTCTCCCCAGTTTTTGTATATTTTAAATGGTTGATTTTCGTATTCTAATAAACTTTCATTTGTACCTGTTTTTATAGGTCTACCTTGAGAATCATAACCAGGCCCTAATTCTTCACTGTCAACATCTTTATCTTTAATATTAACAATACCACCTTTACCATCTTTATCAGCGTATAAACCTGCTAATTGATCTTTAGTTGGAAATTGTACAACATTATCTTTTGGTTCTTCTGCTGGAATTACTGGTTCCTGATCAGGAGGTGTTATATTTTTCTCGGTATCATCTACATCTTTAATATTTTTACTATATAGTAGTTTAATCGCCTTTAACAGTACTTCGGCTTCTTTCGCATCCTTGTTAATACTATCAGCATTTTGCTGAATAGTTTGAGCATTTTGTTGGACCTCACCTCTTAAATCTAATATAATTTGTTTTTCATTATTGATAAATTCTCTATCTTTGTTTAGCTTTTGTACCTCTGTATTAAACTTTTCAATATCTTTTTGATAACCTTGAACTATGCCAGCATATTTTTGAATTTCTTGGGCGTGTGATTTTTGTATAACGTCCACTTCGCCCTTTTTCTTATCAATATAACCTTTAAATCTATTCTCTTTTTTATCTAATTCTTGTTGTGTGGCAACTAATTGATCCTCAACTTTTTTATACAAATCATCGCCAATTGTTTTTTGTTTGTTGAGTGTGTTCAATAAAGAATTTATTTTTTCTATATCTGCATTTTCTACTGATGGGTTAGAAGCCATCAATTTAATTTGTTGCTCTAGTTGTTGAAACTTTTTTGGATCCATTCCAGGTTTAGTTTTTAATGTTTCTAAATCTGCCTGTAATTTTTCTAAATCATCTGCACTTAATTTTGCTTTGCGTTTAGTATCTGTACCACCAGTAGTTAGTGTGCTACTTAATTGTTTTAATCTTTCAACTTCACGGTCGGTCTCAATTGATTGCTGTTCAAAATCTTGTAGTTCTTGTCCCAATGAATCTACAGCTCCTCTTAGGCGCTCATTCTCTCGCTTTTGTGTGTCAATTAATTTGTTTTGTACTGAATCAGTTTTTTCCTGAGTGGTCATTTGATCAGCAATATACAATGTCAATGCTTGTTGGCTATCATAACCAGGATATTTATTCCTAGCTTGATATATTAAATCTTTATCAACTGGTAACCCTTTAACAGTACCCTGATCAGGTTTTTCAGCTTCACGTAATAATGATGAAATCTTCATGTGTTCTATCCAAATCTTATTTTTTAATTCCAGCAATATGTAGTATTCTTGCTAAATCCTCTGAACCTTCAGCTACTGATTCTTTAGTATAAGGTGTATCTAATTTTTTAACAGGAGGTTTTTGAGTAGGATAATATCCGGTCTTGGCCTTGTTTGGCGTGCCTTTAATAGGAGGATTATCTACTCTTTTCTTAGTAATATCAGTCTCTTCCCCTTCACCGACTAGATCACCAATCGTTGCTGGCTTGTTTGCCTTAGGACCTTTGTTGCGCCATTGACCCGCTATACCTGTAGCATATTTACCCGCAAATTCACCTTCTGCTACTTTTGTAGTTGGAGTTGTATTCCTAGGCATTGTTATAGTATTATCAAGGGCAGCTGCCTGTTTAATAGCAAGTTTATCCGCCGCTGTTTGTTGAAAGCCCGGTTTAGCCATTGCCGCGGCTGCGGCTGCTTTAATAGCTGAATATTGTTGAGATACGGGGGAATTTGTTTGCCTTGTAGCAGCCATTTGTTTTAGTGCTTGTTGTTGGGCGGCTTGACCTTTAGATAATCTATTTGCCGCGGCTTTAGAAGGATCATATGTAGTTCCTTGTGGTGCGGGTGTTGTTGGTGTTGTTGGTGTAGGTGTCATTTTTGCCGCATTGGCTGCGTCTAAGGATGCTTGTCGTTGCTGAGACTGCATAGTTGGTTTTACTGGTCTCTTCCTACCCCAAAAATCAGTAGGGGACTTATTGCCAGCACCATAATACCTTAAAGGTAAATTATCTTGTGCAGGAGTGTTAATCTGACCTTGCGGTGTGGGAGTCTGACTTTGAGGGGCAGGCTCGGGAGTCTGACCTTGCGGTGGGAGAGTTTGACCTGAAGCGTTAGGTGTAGCGGCAAATGATTGACCTTGTTGCTTTCTTTGAATAGCAGGTATGTTTCTATCAGCACCTTGCCAAACATTTGTATTTGTTCCAGCTGACGGGCCTTGTACAAAGTTCTTCATTAGATTAGTAACAGTCTCTTGCGGTACACCGGCACCAATCATAACTTTGGCAACAGCATCACTATCTGTAGGACTATCAGCTCTCTTCCATGCTTGTAATAACTTATCAGCAGTAATTTTAGTTGTTAGATTTTGACCTTTTGTTCTAGCCCAATTTGCTGTTTTGCCGGCTGCACCTTTGAGAGTATCCATGATACCTTCATCAATACGTCTTTGTCTTTCAACAATTTTACCTATCAATAAAAAGATTTGTGATTCAGATAGTTGAACACTTTCTTTTAATTGTCCCAATAGCTGTTGTGCTTTCTCAGGACTAATCATATATCTACCTAAACGATCAGGGTCTGCTGCCCTTTTAAGATATTCTTTACTAAATCCTCCAGGGCCATCGCCGTTCATTACACTAGGTGCGTTAGTATTAACTTGTCCACCATTCTGTGATTGCCAATCTAATGCGGCTTGTGCTTTTTCTACGCTAATCTTAGGGCGAGAAATCTCACCATTGATTACTTTATTCAAATACTCAGGATTATAACTTGCTCCTGCAGGTCCTGTAGTATTTGCTGACCCTGGCATCCCAGTTCCTACTGCGTCATTGTTACGCGGATTTATTCCAAAATCGTCAGGTTTATCTGCATAGTATGCGGCATCAGCTTGATCTTGCATTCTAAATAAATTCTGATTACGCATTTGGTTAATGTCTGCTTGGCTCAAACCTGCTGCATCAGATGCCATTTTACCGCCAGCTTTACTAGCATCACCTAAACCACCGGTATCAATTCCATATTTAGCAGCCTGATTAGCTGATATCTGATCATACGGATATTTGCCGGCGCCAATCTTGTTCCATGTATCGGCAGCGGTGCCTACACCACCTTGATATGGACTTGAACCAGTTGCACCGGGTATATTTAATTTTTGACCAACATTTATTCTATCTGGATTAGAAACTTTAGGTGCTGTCTTTACATCATAATCTTGTTGCACTCCAGTACCTGATGGTACTGCATCACCCATTGGGTTAACATCAGATAATGCATTAGGATCGTTCCATGTCATAGACTGACCAGTAGGAGTTACCGTTGTTGCACCATTATTGGCTTTCATTAATTCTTCAACACTAACTCCATACTTTTGAGCAATTTGGCTTAGTGTGTCACCTTGTTTAACTACGTAGTCAGTACCGTTGGGTAATTTGACACTATCAATATTGTCGGGTAAAGGAGCTTTGGGATTTTGAAAATACTGAGCAAGTTGACTTGCACCATATGCCAATGCGCCAGTCTTAGCACCACTATAAGCGGCGCTAGTAAATTTATCACCTTGCAATAACTTATCCGTCATTTTAAATAAGCCTAATGCTGCCGCGCCACCTACGCCTGCACCACTTAGACCAATTGCGGCAATAAGTGCGGCATATATTACACCTTGTGCTATAGGATGTTTCTTAGCAAAGTCACGGTATTTCTGTACATACTTCATTGCACCCTGATCACCACCAGTTGCTTGTTTTAATCGTTGTGCTATAGCATCATATTTTTTCTCAAACCCATCAATAGGTTTTGAATTCTGTGCTTTAGTTTTTAATTCTTCCCAAGCTTGACCTACAGCAGATGCGGCATCTTTGCCTTTACCAATCATTGTACGATTAGTACCACCTGCAGTTTCAATGTTTTGTGCATACTGAAAGATTTGTTTGATTTGATCTGGTGTTAATTGTGCTTCAACTATTTTACGACCAGCACTTTCCCACAACTTATAGGTGCGGGTTTCAGTAATCATTACTTTAGGTTTTGTGTAATTTTCTTTAAACATATCGTGTTTCTCTTATTTACGAATTAAATGTTTAATAAAATCAAGTTCTTCTTGACCTTCTGTTACAGGTTTTTCTTTATCGCTAAACTCAGCACGAATGTTTTGCTTTGTTTTCTCACTAGCACCTTTACGACCAGCGTCTTGTAGTGCTAGCATGCCAGGTTCACCGTACTTCTTAATACCGAAGGACGCTTGTAGTGCGCTTTCATCAACTTCTTCGCCGGATCTGAATTTTTTAACCATTGCTTTAAGTGCTTCAAGTTTGTCATCAGGTACATCCATAAAATGGTTATGTCCCATTTTCTTTGATGCCTTACCCAACGCAGTAAAGTGATCCATTTTATCATTGTTTTGCTTTGGTTCATTTCTTAATGAACTGTCAGCTTGACCCATGTCAACTTCATCAGTACGCTTCTCCACATCACTGTATGCCATGCTTGGTTTACCATTTTCTGGATTACGAACACCTGCTTTATCTTTCAAGTCTTTTAGTAAATCTTCTTTGTCGCCACCGGTAACAAATTTGTCAAGTGCTTTGGCACCTGTTTTAACAACATCTTTAACTTTATCAAACATACCTTCATCAACTTCTTTGTCTAATTGGTCAGCAAAATGAGCAAGTGCCGGACTCTTTCCTGCCATGTATGCATCTACGGCTGCACCTTCGTCAATTAAGTTATCAGCCCACTCGCTTAATTCATTAACTTCTTTCATCTCAGCTACTTTTTTATGTAACTTACTTAATATTGGCATTACACTTTCAATACGTGGGTCTAATGTCTCTTGTACAAACAACTCATTCAAGTTGTTTTCTTCTGTCTCATCTTCCATTAATGGAGGAGTGTATGATTCAAAGTACGCATTGTAACCACGTGCACCACGCATCTTGCTTAATGATTCTTTTAAACTTTGATAGTGGTTAATACCTTCATTAACTAATTGTTGTGCTGATTCATTGAATTGATTATTACGTGTGGCACGAACAAAAGCACCCATCTTGTTATATTCTTCACATAGACCTACAATATGATTCCAACGGTCATCGTGTGGTAAACCACCTTCAGCTAAATGACGGGCATATATCTGAGCAACACCCGGCTTTGTCGTAGGAGCAAGAATTCTTTCACCTTGTGTATTCTCTAAGAAGATACGGTTTACATTACGATAACGCTGTTCGCCTTCTTCAATTGTACGACTATGTTCAATAACAATTTTAACTGTTGGAATATTGTCATTATAACTAGCTTTCTTACCCATTGGATAGTAGCCTTCTGATATTCTTTCTTGCTTTTTCATATGTTCCCTTTTTGCCATATCATATTTTAAATGGTCTCTGTTTTTAACTTCAAAACTTAATTGGTGTTGCTGTGAGAAACGTTTTAAATGATTCAATAATTTGTACCATGAATCGTCACCACCGTTGTTTTCTTTTTCACTATTAGCAACGTCATCACCAAAGTAAATTATTAACTTATGTAATCCATCAATTGATGCTGTTACTGTACCGTATTCTTCCCCGTCTTTAGTAAATTTAAACTGAAAGACTTCCGCTTCTTCTGGGACTGGAATTTCCTTACCAGAAGTATCTAATAATGTAGGGGCATAACCTCTGCTACGTAATAGCTCAAATAATGAGCGGTTGATTGATTCTTGATTTTTAGCCATATTGTATTTATCTTTTTTGTCTTAGCTTATGACCGCAAAGAAGGGCAACGGAGCTATGTATTCATCGTGGTCACGTATCTGTGTCTCTAAATTAACGTGATAGTCACTTAAATGCTGTAACATGCGTGTCACTAACAGGCTAGCCATAATCAAATCGTCTGTATCCCCGATTTTAGCGGCATAACTACCACCATGGGCTACAAATGCTTTCATTTCACTAATAAGACTACGACTATTTACAGTCATTTTCTTACTTTCTACCAATGTTTTGAACTTTGCACAGCTTGCTAATTTACTCTTGTTAGTTGTGTTAAAGCCTCTACGACCTTTACCTGCTTCGCTAATAAAAATACCCGGGATATTACTCTCCCCATATTCATTTAATGATATGATAGCGGCTTCTCCTATGCCATTGCATTCAATACTATAATAGATATTATTAGGTTCGTTAGTACATTCAGCTATATATTTGCTAATTTGTGCTAATAGTTTGATTTGGCTAGGAATATCAGTTTTATTGTGTTTCCATTCACCAACTTGTGTAGTGGTGTTTGCTTCAAAGATTTGTATGGCAGCAGGATCTCCTCCTGTACCAAGACTTGGATCCAATCCTACACAATAGATATTACCTTTCTTTGGTTTATCATACCACCGAACTTGTCCTATACGACTTATAGGTTCTATACCTTCCATAGCTATCAATGTATTTGGATTAATCAATGTCTCATCAGCAATAATGAACTCGCAACCAATCTCTCGGTTGAAACGATCCTCACCAAGCTGTGCTTTTATTTCATCAGCCCACTGTTGATCTCGTCCGGGTTGTTCACTCCAATGCGCTCTATATGCTCTAAACCCGTTTATACCTAGTTCAGTAGTGTTGCCAAAATCATCTTCAGTCTTGTTAGCACCTTTCCAAATATAAGCGACTTGATCCTCATCACTGTTTGGTGTGCTTGTGATAATTGCTTTACCACCAGTTGACAATGTAGGAGTAATAGCTGTCCAGAATTCTTTGGCAATACTTGGTCGAACGAATGCAAACTCATCTAAGTATAATAGTGTAATAGACATACCACGACCAGTGTTTTCAGTAGTTGTTGCTGAAACAATGCGAGATCCGTTTTCAAAGTCTAATGAGCCTTTATTGTATGTTGTTACCCCTGCTTTAATGTAATCGGGACAGTTCTCATATGCGTAACGTATACGTTGCATAATCTCCTGAGCACCTGTATACTTGTGTGCCGCAACTAAGATAGTACTGTCTGGAATAAACATGGCATACCAAAGTAGATAACCAGCCGCTGAAGTTGATTTGCCTGACTGTCGTGGCATCAAGCTGATTGAATAACGATAGTTATGATATGTTTCAATCAATCGTTTTTGATAGGGCCATGGATGATATACCATACTGCCCTTTGTAGGGTGTTGTATGTAGAAGAAGTTATCCATAAAGTATAGATAACCTGTATCTGGATCACAGCATTTGATAAAATCCTGTAGTTCTTTATCAGTTTTGAAAACTGTTTTAGTATAAGGATTCTTTACTAGTGAAGGTGCATTACTCATAGAGAGTATTTAGTTTGGATAAACTTAGTTTGTAAGTTCTTCCCACCCAAACTTATACAATAAATCTGCATTAGTTGCAGTATATGCAACTGCAAGTGTTAGTGTGCTTGGTGTTCCATTAGCATAACGCCACAGTTGTAGTCTTTTCTTAATATCTTCACCGATTTCTACTTCATCACGACTACTATTCAAGCCTGCATAAACTACAGTTCCATTAGTGATAGTATCAGTATGAATAGCACTTTGAACTACTGATCCTGCTATATTACTAAATGAGGCATTTGCAATAGTTGCGTTTTCAATAAGTTGAAACTGTCCATAGCGAACATCAAGTAATAACAAATCAATTTGAGCAGGAATAACAACAGCGTCTGGATATGCTGGATTCAATCTTATTGAACATAATGAAGTTACAGTATTTGATGAACTTACTCTTGTAGCACTTGTATTGTTAGTAACATATCCAATCTTAGTGCTTGGTGTAAATCCACCTTCACTAATAACAGTGCTACAAATTTGTTTCATTGTGCTATTACCACTGGTAGCGGCAGTATTGGTAATTTCATAACGAGGATTTAATGTAGCAGTTGTCATATAGACAGTGGTGTTACCAGGCTGATTAGCGTGTTGGAATGTGTGACATACAATGAACTGACCGTTAATAACAAATCCTGCTCTTACATTGCCTACACCTAACCATTCAATATCATTCCAAAAGATTTGTGTTAGTGTTGGATCTAATGTTATACCACTTGAGCCAGCACCATTTAAGGTATCTCCATTCCAACTTGCTTGAGCAATACGTTCTTCAACTACTACACCGGTTGTGCTACTACGAATAACAAGAAATAACGATGTTCCATTAGCTTCAAAATATATACCATTGCCTTCAGTGAAGTAGCCCACTCGTTGTCTTAAATTTGCTTTAAGTGTTGCCATAGCAAATGTATTCATTGTCAATAAACTTTTACCCGGCTGATATGCTTGAACTGTTTTGCTTTGTCTTATTACGCTACTACCACTAGTTGAACTAACATTTAGATTAAACGAACTTTCGTTTGCTACATAAACTACGTTACCACCAGTTGCAGTAAGACTTGAAAACTGTTCACCATCAATATAACGGTTTTGACTATCAAAGAGTGTATATGGCTCACTAATTCTTAGACGACCAAATGCATCTAAATTTGTTCCACCAAGTGCTACATTAGCAGTACCGGTTACACCTACATTACCTGATACTACCCATGGACTTGTTCCTTGAGTAACAGTTACATTACCACCTGTGATGTTTGCGTTAACGTTCGGCATAGTACCAATATTAACGTTACCAGTAACTCCTACATTACCATCAATAGTGATACTACCGCCACCATCTACAATTGTGACATTAGAATTGATAGAACTTACTGCTACTGTACCTGTAACTGCGGCGTTAACATTACCACCTGAAATAGAAACACTACTGTTACCATCAATACTGACTGGCATCCAAGGTACAGTTAAGTTACCTGATGTACCAATCTCTGAAATATGTGCGTCTACGTTTCCAGGAATAGTAACATTACCAGTAATAATGATGTTACCTTCAAATCCAGTACGGACAAATACTTGCCCTGTGGTTTCATTGAGTTCTAACGCTTGATTGATGTTGCGTAAATACCACGGTGCAACGTTGCTTGGATCTGGTGTAGCCATAAAAAAATACTCACTTGTTAGTGAGTATTTATCGTTTATTTAATATCTAATGGTCTAGTTTTAGTAGCAACTATACAGTAGTATTTTTCTTTCATTTCTATCTTTTTCTCAGGGTCATTTGGATCGGGTGCATTTAAATCAAATTCAAAGTTATCAAATTTATTGATGGTAAATCCAGTACGTTCTAGTAATGCGGCTAATTGTTGTTCACCCAAAATACTATAATGATTTAAGTTGTACTCATGTTTACGTTGACCATCGGGTGCAGGAACTTCAATGTAAATTTTGCCACCCTGTTTTAAAATACGATTATATTCCATCAAGCTAAAGATAGGATATGGACTATGTTCTAACGCATGACGTAAGAAAATGAAATCTACACTTTCATCAAAATATCCGTCTTTTTGTGGCAAGAAACTTAAATCATATGTTTTGATAGTATGACCTTTATCCTGACAGATTTTAATATCACCAGGACTTAGAGTAACTCCTGTTACATCAGTATATTCACGTGTTTTCATTTCATCTAAGAAATAACCAGGACCGCATCCCAAATCTAAGATTTTAGCAGTTTTTGGAATATTTAATGGATCAATATATTTTTCAAGTACTTGACCTGTCAATACTTTGTGAAATTGACTATCACCTTCTTCATATATATGGGCTTGATAAAGCCATTCGTTGTAAAATTTTAATTTGAGTAAGTCAAGCGTATTGTTAATATCAATCATTTAGAATCCTGTAATTTGATACTATTACTTATTCTGATTGATATGACTTAAATTATTTTCTTTTGTAACCTTTAAAGGGTTTGACTATGCTTTGAGCATTTGTATCAGATAGTTCTTCACTATCCATATCACCTTTATTTAAATCTACATATGCTAAACCGGCAGCTTTATATGCTAATTTAAGCATATCTTGTTCTTCTTTAGTGTAGGGGTGCGTAGTATTGTGTTTACCTACCCAACTTTCTGCAGGCATTTCAATTGGATTTATACCATCACTACTTGCGACAGCCATCATTAAACGATTTAAATCATAATTTCTATCATAGCTATCTATTTTTTTTGAAAAAATATTTAACCCGCGGGTAGATTGTTGCTGACGTTTGGATATTTTACCCATCTTAGTTTCGGATATAAATTCATTTGCTCTCATCTTTTATATCCTTTGAATCCTTTAATCGGTGACTGCGTTAATGTATCATCCATCTCACCACTTTTATGATTACTTACCATTTTCTTACCGGATTTTCCAACTTTCTTTAATGCTTGGTCAATAGTGTTACCAATGTCTTTGTCGAACTCAGAGGATACTACTTGATGTTCTCCCCAACTACTTTCTGCTCTAAAATCAGGCTTATAACCATTTTGTACATTATCGTCTCCGCTTTCACCTCTTACTGCGGCAATCGCTACACCAAAACGATATAAATCATAGAAATCATTATTCTTTAACTCTGGAATAACATAGGTGTTAGGAAGAGCCATAGATGCTAAATCTAATCCATCGTGTACTTTACTCAATGCTGTTTCAGTAATGAATTCTTTGGCTCTCATTCTGTTTCCGTTGTCAATATTAAATTAGTTTCAGTACCCATTAGATAATTATTTGCATATCCGTCTAACGCTAACTCAAGTCCGGTTGGGGGGACTACGTTTGGATAAGTGATTACTGCTGAAATAAAATGCTCTAATACAGTATTTACTAGAGGATTAATTAATACTCTAACATTACTACCTACTACATCCATGTCATAACGACAAATTGCATTTCCCTGAAACAAAGTTGAATGACCACTGAATCTAACGCCGGCTAAATTATTAGTGATAGATGAACTAAGTGTAATATCCTGCATGTCGGGAGTTCCCGGATCACTTGAACGAATTTGAAATTGTCCCTGATAAAATTGTGATGCGGGAATTTCAAATATAACTTGATTTGATGTAATTCCCAAAGTATATGCCGTAGATATAGTAGTAGCAGTAAGAAATAAATTACTGAAATTATTATTAATCTTATTAAATGCTACACGTAATGGGTCACCATTACCATCATTTGGTGTTGCACCAATATTAATATATTCTTGTTCACCGTATGGTCCGGTTGATAACTCTAGTGGAGTAGGAACACTTAATGGCTTAGTAGGAGTGATAGTAAGACTTGATTTGCTATCAAATGTATTAGTAATATAAACATTACCAATGTTAAGCGTATTTGTATTACCAACAGAAGATTCAGTAGTCTCATTAAATGGATTTACTATTTCAACTAATTCAGTATTACTTCCGGTTAACGTAAACAGATTAGCAAAGTTGTTATTAATTTTATTAAAGGCTTCACGTAATGGATCACCACTACCGTCGTTTGGTACGCTACCTGTATCAATAATTTCCTGCGTCATATTAAATCCTACCCTATATAGTATTTATCAGTTACCTAGCCAACCTTTGGGTTGTTGAATAATAACTTGACGTTTACTGCGTTGGATTTCTTGCAAAGCTTTGATTGCCTGAATTTTTACTTCATTGTCTGAACTCTTAACCATCTCTGTTAAGGCGGCTATTCTAGCGGCTTCAGCTACAGTAGCATCTCTACTTAATGACTTCTGTGCTTCTACGTATACTGGATAGTTGTCTACTGTTGCACAACCTGTCAATAACAAACAAAATGCTAATAATATGCTATTATTTTGCAATACTATCATAAATTTTCTTCTGTGCATTATACCAATCTTGCCATCCATCTACCTTTGCACTGCATTCCCAGTACAATGAATAGTTATGTACAATAACTTTCATCATTTCAGTAATAGCTACTTTGTCTCCCTCAATCTTCTTGAGGTCTTCACACTTCTTCATTAATTCAGGGGTAGCGTTGGGGAATTTCTGAGTTACAGGAACTGTAGTAGAACATCCTGCTAATAATAGAGCAATTAAGAGATATCTCATTTGGTTGCTCCTTTGTTCAATTCAGCGGCTTGATTGTGTAAGTCTATGAATTCTTTAGGGACAGGACAGTTTTCAATGTACTTGATAACTTCCTCTTTTTTAATGACTTCTTTATCAATGTACTTGATAATGTCACGACCTTTTTCACGGATAACCTTGGTCTTTTCAACAATCTTTTCTTGTATTTCTACGTTCTTGTTGGCGGATTCAGCTTCAGCTTTTGCTACTTTAGCTTCCATTTCTTTGACTCTGAGTTCCCATTCTTTATAGTCGGCTAATCCACCCTCAAGATATACACCCAAGACTAGAACAAGTAAACTAATTACTTGAATTGCTAGTTTATAGGTTTTGACAAAAGGAATGAATCCTAGGACGAATCCTGCTATTGTGCCCAAAATACCCAATCCAAAGATTGTATGTATTGCGGCGTCGGGTAGTATTGATAGTATCCACATAGTATCCTTATTTATGCCAGGGGATACTTAATTTCAGGAAGTAGTTTGGTGGCTATCATATCAGTTCCGCAAAAACATTGTTCAATTTTACAGGGTATATAGTTATCAATAAATGATATGGTATCATATAGACTACGTTTTTCTCCCTGTTCGCATACTCCTCGATATATAACGTCATGGTCAATTCTCATAGTAAATGATCCTATATTACAATCCCAACCTAAAAATTTGTTTTTTTGTTGTTTCATCAACATCTGCGGATCAATATTAAAAGAAAGTCCGTTATTATATGTTATTTTTAAGGTATGATTTATTTGACATTTGGTGTCTATTAAAGATTTTACTTTAGTATTTCTATTTTTTCCAGGTAACCAGTTTTCAGACTTCAATTTAGTTATTTCTTCAGTTGTATATTTTGAATATATATCCTGATTTCCTATCATCATTGCCTTAAGTGTTATAATTGCTCCGGTATTTTCAAGTAAATATTTTTGTGCTTCAAATGCTTTATCTAACGTGTCATATACATGCGTGAGCAAACATATTACTTCAGTGGGTTGATTATGAAATAAATTTATAACTTCTTCAATATGTTGATAATTATCAGTTTGTTCACTATGGTATGTTAAAAACAAATAATCTATTATATTTTCTTCTTGTAATTCTTTCCACCACCTGATAGTCCGTGAACCATTTGATATCATACTTATCATTGCCCCTTTAGACTTCATATATGCTAACAAAGGAATAAGATCGGGATATAGTGTAGGTTCACCACCTGTAATTTGTATCCAAAATGGACTATCTCCGCAGGCTTCAACTAATTTATCAGTATATTCTTTATATTTTTCTAAGCTAAACCATCGTTGACTTCCGTCTTTATGTTGACTACCACAAAAACTACAATTATGGTTACACACATTATGTATTTTCCATTCAATGAATTTATAATCTACTTGGGTTGCTTTTTCTACTTTGATTGGAAATATTTTCATCATCTATTTATAGAAATTAATAACCTTACTTGCAATATATTCTACTTCTTGGTCAGTCAATTCAGGATACATAGGTAAACTTAATACTCCCCTGGATAACAAAACGCTATTACTTAACAAATCAGGTTTAGGTAAATCCTTACCAATTGGTAAATCACCCAATACATACTCATAATGAATCTTACTATCAATTCCGTCAGACAATAAATGTGTATGTAAACTATTACGATCGGCTAGGTACATTACAAACTTTTGATGAGCATGAGGTTCTTTTGTATCAGATAAACAAGTTAATGGCAATTCTTTGAATTTATCACACCAATATTTTGCTATAACACTTCTACGCTTTTGCCACTCATCTATATAATTTGCTCTGACTAATATTTGAGCACAATCTTGTTCGCTCATTTTACTATTAGTACCTACATCATAAAAATAAGGTTTATTATTATCTCTATAACTTGACGCATATAGATATAACTTTTCGTCATTAGTTACAATTGCACCACCGTTACCTGAACTAGGTAAATTCTTTGTGGGATCAAAACTAATTGACATACCACTACCTATATCGCCTTCACATGCTAACCAATGTTGTGCTCCGTCAACTATTACACCATACGCAGTTGAATAACTAGCATTAGGCCATGGCTTACGGCCGGCAAAGCCCATTACACAATCATATATACCGCTTCTACCTGTCTCAAGTTGAATAACACCATTCTTATCAGTATCAGCTAATTCAACATCCCATCCAGCTGTCAGAAAGGCATTTAAGGTAGCAGGATAAGTTAAGTTAGGAATACGAATTATAGGATTGCCCTCCATAGTATTACTATGTTTAATCTTTTTCCAACGAGCAATAATCTCTAATGCTTGTGTACCACTATGTACAGTTATAGCATATTTTGTTTTAGTGCGGTGTTTAAGCCATTCTTCAAATGACCGTGTATAATGACCACCAACTAACTGTCCGTCTTTAAGAGCACGGTCTGTGGCATCTAGTAATTCATCTCTTAAATTACTGTACTGTCTTTTTAGACCGAAGTGAGGGATTTGCATTTTTTGTCCATTCTATATAGCCGCCGTTAGTAACAGACCACGGACAATATTGTTCCCATAACGCATTTGATTGTTCCGTATTTTCTTTCATCAACTTGTCTATATTGACTCTGGATTTATATCCATCTAAAGTCCAATCGTGCACCTTCAATGCAGTTTCTAATGCATTCATTTTACTTTATCCTGCCAGTAACTTGATGTGCTAAGCCAATCATAATATTTTTGAAATCCTTCTTCTACATCTACTTTAGGATCGTATCCAAAATCTCTACGTGCCGCATCGATATTCAATGCACCACGACTTGGGAAATCAACATCTTTATCTTTAACTACTAATGTCCCACCGCCAGCTAATTTTAATGAAAGTTGTGCGGCTTCTAACAATGTACGACTGTGACTCTTAGTAATATTATATGTCTTGTTTTCTGTGTTATCACTTAATGAGGCAGCAACAATACCATCAGCTGCATCTTCAACATACGTAAAGTCTAATGTTTCATTTGCACCATTAACATTTAATGTTCCACCACGCATAGCTGTTAACATAAACTTAGCAATAACTCTATCTTCAACATCTAATTCACCATACACAGCACTAGGACGAATGATAGTATGACTAAAGCATTTACGGCGGCTATAATCTTCAACCAATCGTTCTCCGGCTAATTTCATAATACCATATTGACCTTGTGGTTTACAGTTATAATCTTCTGTTACATCATCTGTGAAATCACCATATACCATTGAACTACTGATATAAACAAACTTCTTTATTTTATGTTTCTTACTAACTTCACACAAATTCAATAGTCCTTCCATCATTGTTTTTGCTCCCATAGTTGGATTAGCATTAACAACTTTTTGTCTTGGAAAGCTAGCCATATGAATTACAATATCAAACTTGTATCGACCAAATAACCAATCAATACTTTCACTAGAAATATCAATAGCATGAATACTGCCGGGTTGAATTTTCTTCAACCGTTCTGTCATTAGATAGTCAATTTCATCTTGTGGGATGATACCATAGTTAGTTCGTATATCGGTAATAGCAACACGGTGCCCCATACGTTGTAATCTATCTACTACGTTATGTCCTATAAGTCCTAATCCACCTGTAACTAGTATACTACTCATATTTTAATTTCCAAAATGTTAATTGTTTGTGTGTTAGATATGCTCTAATATGATATACATAACTGTAATCGTATAGATCATTGTTACGATGCCAACTAGGTGCAGGATTAGAGTTTTCCATTATCCACTTACCAGCTTCTGTTTGTTGCCACTCATATATAGGTTGTGCTACAAATAAGTCAGGATCTTCAACATCACCCATTCTAATAGTATGAACTACTTGAGTAATAGATACTGATTCTTCCCCGGTATCAGACACTTGTACCTGATACTTAGGTCTAGTAAATTCGTCTTTAGACTGCCATTGTTGCTTTGATAGGGCCATCACTTTGATAGTTCTCCAAATGTATATCTGCCATTGTTATCTCAAAAATGTTTGTCTTTGAAGCATTTAACATCAATGTAGGCAATGGATAAGGTTCACGTGTTAATTGTTCTTTGACTTGTTCAATGTGGTCTTTGTAAATATGTGTATCACCTGTGCTGATTACAAGTTCACCTACTTTTAGATTACAGTGATGTGCCAATAGATGTGTAAGTAATGCGTAACTAGAAATATTGAAGGGGAGGCCTAAAAAAACATCCACTGATCTTTGATACATATGGCAAGATAGTTCTTTATTTTTGTTGACATAGAATTGACTCATAACGTGACAAGGGGGCAATGCCATTTCGTCTAACTCGCTCACGTTCCAGGCACTTAATATATGCCTGCGCCCATTAGGATCTTCAGTTAATCCTTTAATGAGATTTGCCAATTGGTCGACTTCAATCTTGTCAACTGCGAGGCGTGTGCCACCTTTGTGTGCCGCACCCATGTCTTTCTCTGTGCGATACTTATTCCAGTGTCTCCACTGTACACCATAGACGCGGCCAAGATCGCCTTCGAATTTCGCTTTTGGTTTCCAATACGATGCCTCTGCGTTTGGCGTCCAGATAGTAACCTTTCCTTCGCTACTACCGTGGGTAAGTTCTGCCAATCTACGCTCATCACTAGATCCTTCAATGAACCAGAGAAGCTCACCAACGCAAGCTTTCCAAGCAAGTTTCTTAGTAGTGACTGCGGGAAAGCCCCGACGCAAATCAAAGCGAATATGACGTCCAAACACACTATGAGTGCCAATACCAGTTCTGTCATCTTTAATCTCTCCGTTATCTAAAATATCTTGTAGTAAATCTAAATATTGTTTCATAAATTATTGTAACATGTTAATAAGAAAAGCCCCGATGATCAGGGCTTTTTTAAATAGTTAAAGTTTCCCTAAAAGTCTATCTGTTTCAGGTTGTACTGTTTCAGCAATACTTTGTACGTTAAGTACAAATTCTACACTAACTATTAAATCTTCTAGTTCATGTAGTTTTCTGCTTACCGCATCTTCTACTTGATCTGGATCCAATCCTTGTTGAAGTAACTTCTGAATATTAATCGTTTGTTGCTTCTTACCTTCTAGTTTAATAATTAATTTCTTAATAAATTCAACTGGTATTTTGTTTTTCTCAACATCTTCAAGGATGTGTTCCCATTTATCGATAAAATCAGGCGACATTAGTTACTTTTTTTGTAGTTTTCTTTTTTGCAGGTGTAGCTACTTCAGCAACAACCACGGCTTTTTTAGCTTTAGATACCTTAGCTGGTTTAGGAGCTAATGAAGGATCTAATGATTGTGCTTCTTCTGTTAAACGTTGTGCTTCTGCTAATAATCCTTTAGCTTCACGTTCCATTTTTTGTGCTTGTTCTAACCGTTGTTTAGCTAATGAAGCGTCACCTAATGCATCACCTGAGGGTGCTACTACTGGTGGTTGATTACCTTGAGGGCCACGCATTCTACGTGCTACATCAGCCGGATCTTGTAATCCACGACTTTGATCCAATTCAGCCATACGTTTGACTGCATCTTCACCTAATTTCATTTCATCTAAAATTTTATTAAGTTCATTTAACTTAATACGTGTGTTTGGTGCAGGTGTCATTACAATCATTTCTGTATTGACTTTCTTTAATTGACCTTCAATATGTAAAACTTGTAGTATTGGTCTGCCATCTTGTGTGTAGCTTCTGTTTAATGCATCAGCTAAATTTTCACTATTTTGACCAATGTCACTCTCAATGCAACGAATTAATGAATCATGTATATTTTTATTAATTGTTTCGGTATATGTTACCAAGCACATATGAGGCTCGCCTGGTACTTCTCGGAAAATTACAGCTACTTTTCTGTCCCCGTGTTTCCCTACGTGTCTTGTAAAACTCATATTATGTTCTCCTTGTAATATGCTAAAGTTATTTAATAAGAAATTTGTTCTCTACAAAATTTCCATATACCCATTTATGACCATTTTAATTCATAAAATATTGCTTCTTGCGGATCTTCAAACGCTATACAACTAGGGGTAAGCAGTTCAATTAAATTGTTATTATTACTTAATGTAGGATATGTTACACTAAACCTACCATTAAGTTTATCTAATACCCATTGTTTGGATTCTTCTGTACAGTGATGTGATGTTATGACAAAATGTTTAGGAGTATATGTTAGTTCTCTCTCGCTAAACCAAGTAATAGGATCTAACTTATATTCAATCATTTTGTTAAATTATCCAACATTTTATATTTCTCCCAAGCCTCTACTACCGCAGGTGTTGAGTTATCGTTAGTTGGTACAACTTGCATCCACAATCCTTGACCCAATTTAGCTGGATGATTATACGAATAACTATGTCCAGCTTTGCGACCTGCATCATCAAATACTCTAGGTTGGTGTATCCTACCTGAGTAATATAATCTGGTTGCTAATGCTTTTACTTTGGTCAAATCATACGTACCTAATTCATCTAGAGTAGAACGCCGTTGATAAGGGTTGCCTTCAGCGTAATATTGTTCTACTACTTGCATAAAAGTATCATAATCGGGACATAATGTACGTGTTACAATGAACATAACCTCATCCTCGGACACTTCGTTGTGCATAAGACTAACTAAGCAACCACCAAGACTAGTACCAATATACATCATACAATCATTTTTCTAGTTTGTTTAACATAGTCACTATAAACTTTCTTGCCGTTCTCTCTAATCCATTCTACAATAGGTTGAGGATTATCATTAAATGCTTCGGTGAGTTCTTTATACTTTAAAGTACTATTGAATTCATAAATCTCATACGCACGTTGGCTATTAAATTTAGCACGAAGGATCATCATTTGCAATGGAACACCTTGTGGTTGATTAGGAGTACGTTCTTCTTTAAGGATGGAAATAACTTTTTGTTTTTCCCATTCATTGTATTGATCCATATAAAAACCAACATCAAACAAGCATTCAAGACCTTGGGAATCCCACATTGCAAGATAGTGTTTAGTTTTTTTCTTTCTTAAGGATGACATATAACATTTCTGCTTTGTTAATTGCGTTTGCTAATGAAGGTTCTGTTTCTGCAAGTTTAAGAATTTCTTTCCACTCATACCATTTTGTTACGTAATGTTGGGAAGTGTCTTCTTTAATCATTATGCGGTCCAACGATCCACTCTTACGTGAGTAGACCGTTTTGCCGCCATCTGGGCTTTCGTAAATAATTATTTCCTCACTAGACTTAATCATCGACATCTTTTATCATTCCCAAGAATCTAACTAAGGCAATAACAAAAAGCCAACATAAACCCAATATAAGTATTGAAATTATAATATAGTCAAGCCAGCTCATTATTTTTCATCATAAATTGCATAAGTGCCGAATGGGGGATTGGGATTCTTATCACCGTGAATGATCCATGTAGTATCACAATAGTCAGCATCACCCCAACTACCAAAAGGATATCCATCTGTAAATACAATCAATCGTTTTGGATCAATTGCATTATCTTTCAAATATTGAAAAATACAATCAAAGTCAGTACCACCACCGCCCATTGGCTCATATTCTTCAATCAAATCCATATTCTCACTACTGAAGTCTTTTGGATTATAAGTTTCAGTATCAAAACAGAATACGTGGACCTTGTAGCCATCAAAACTATTCATCATGCCACCAATTTCACCTAAGAATTGTTGTGCTTGTTTGTTACTGATAGAACCTGACATGTCAATTGCTACAACAACATCAATTTCTTCACCGGGATTCATGCCGGGCATAATAGCATCCATATGCCAACCTCTACGTGAGGGACGCATCCAACTATAATCAGTACGAATAGCACTTGTCAAATTAGTTTGAATCAGTTCACGCCAGGGCATAACTGGGTTAGTATGTTGTTTAATCAAACGCTCAACACCTAAGGGCAATGAACCTGCTTCAGCACTACTTGCGGCATTGATAATTGCTTGCTTAACTTCCTGACGCACACGTTCACGTTCTTCAGGACTCATTGAGGGACGCTTACCTTGTTTGTTACCTTCACCTTCTTGATCACCGTCACCATCACCTTCATCATCCATGTGGTCGTCAATCATTTGGTCAAGTAAATCATCAATAGAGATTTTCTGAACATTCTTCATCAAATCATCATATATTTCTTCTGCGGCTTTACCATCATACTTCTGCTCATACAAGCAAGGTACTGTCTTAATAAACTCACCTACTTTATGACGTTTCAAATCAGCGTTGACAGCATAGTCATCAGCAATGTTCCAGATTTCGGGATCACGATTACCTCTACGACCCATATGATCGTACACAACGTGTAACACTTCATGCCCAACTAAGAATTCAACTTCTTTGGGTTTCAACATCATAATGAAACGACTATTGTAATAGAACTTCAAGCCATCAGTTGCCGCTGTACTACACCATAAATCAGCATTAATCAATTGCATACGTGTAGCAAGATTGCCGAAAAAGCTATGACGCAACAATAGACCAATACGTGCAGTAACTAATTTTTCACGTGCTTGATAGTCAATTTTGCTATCTGTAGGTCCTACAAGATTCTCAAATTTCTTACTACGACTACGTTTCTTACTGGGATTAATCACTTCACTCATATTGGTCCTTTGTTAGTTATGTATGTATTGTAACACACTTGTGATTTACTGTCAAAATTACATTGATAGTTTGCGATAACCTTTATCAAAGTAAATCCTTGCGTAAGGATCCGCACCTTTAGTGTACAGTTCCTCGGCTTCACTTTTGTTCAATCCACGATCTCGGGCACTTTGACCCATTGCGTAGAAATACTTCTTGCCAGTTAAAATCTTTGTTGCCATATTAATTACCTGCGTCTACAATATACTTGCCGTATTTCTTATGAAACTCATCGAAGTTCTTCAACTGACTAGGTTCAATCGGTAACTTGTATGTCTTAAGTGCAATCTTTGCACCCATAACAACTAGTTCAGTCTCAAAGTTTGCCATAATGTAACTGAAGAAATTATCAGCCATTGTGTGAAACTCCTTGCTAGAAACTTTCTTTGTTTCTAATGCATCACGCAATTCATAACACATTGAAATTGTAAGTGAGTACATAGCAGAAATTTCTTTAACTGCAAGGTCCTTAACTTTACCTGACAAAATATCTGAGGGTTCGGGCATACGGCCTGCTACTTTACGATGTGCCGCAAACTTAACAGCAAGACCTTCACCAACAGCACCACTAATCAAATTGAACAATGTATCACTATCTGTATCATCTTCATCATTCAACAAGTCACTAACGAAACACCATGTACGAGGTGTAGCAAATGCTCTACTTGCTGATTTAGCATCAAAATCGTACAAATCTTGTTTAGCAAAACTCAAGTAACCCACAACGTCTTTGTGAATGCCTTTGTTAACAGCCCAGTTCTGCCATGAAGTAAAATCTGCTCTCATTTCTAAGTGTAAGAAACGATTAGCGAGGGGCATCGGCATACGATATGTAACACCTTTGTCACTATCACGATTACCTGCCGCAACAATAACAACGTTATCGGGTAGTACATACTTACCAACTCTACGATTCAAAATCAATTGATAGCCGGCCGCTTGTACTGCGGGACTTGCTGAATTCATTTCATCTAAGAATAGAACAACGATCGGGTACTTGCTTGCTAGGTCCTCGTCAGGCAAGTCAACAGGTGCCGCCCAGTCCATTTTATTAATATCTTTATTAAAGAATGGGATACCGCGAATATCTGTAGGCTCCATTTGTGCCATACGCAAGTCAATCATGTGACCACCTAGTTCCTCAGTAACTTCTGCTACGACTTCTGATTTACCGATGCCGGGAGGGCCCCACAAGAAAAGCGGGCGTTTAGCTTTGAATGCTTTAAGCATTGCTTTGCGAGTTTGTACACTAGTGATAGTGAGATTGTCTGATACTGATGCCATTAAGTGCTCCTGTTGAAAAATTTAATATGTATGAAGTATAGTATAAAACTGATTTATTGTCAAATTTTGTGTTGTTGTTTATTTACAACAGATTGTATGTTGATAAACAGATAGTTTTCTAGCTTCAATATGAGTATTGTATCATTGATTGGATTTATTGTCAAATTACTTCATTAGATTAGCCATCAATACTAGCTTCTCTAAGTGATTAATAGCGTTATTGATATCGGCAACTTTGTCATCAAGCATTTCGTATTTGCCCGTTCTACGTAAATTCACTTCTAGTTTGCTTAGTTCTGATACCATTTTGTCAATGTTTTTGTACATACGATGTAGGTCTGGATTGTAACCAATGCCATTCATTTGACTACTTAAGTTGCTACTAACTTGATTCCAATCTAATGCACGTTGTATTTTCATAATAGTACTATAACATAGTATGGTATTTATGTCAACAAAAAAGGCTCCTAAGAGCCTTTTGTTTGTATGTTTATACAATTTTATGTCAACGAATACCCTGCGGCTGCCAAGGCACTTCTTGCAGTACCTACACCTGTAGTATCTGTAGCAACTACACCCGTATTTGACACTAAGTTGGTCATTGATAAACGAGTAACCCCTGAAACTCCATATCCAAATATAGCTTTATCAGCGCCATATGTTGAGGCTGCAAGAGTACTTCTAGCAGTTCCTACACCAGTGGTGTTGGTAGCAACTACACCGGTGTTTGAAACTAGGTTTGTAACCGCAGTATTAGGATTACCACCATATCCAAATATAGCCTTATCACCACCATAACCTGCTGCCGCAAGATATCCTCTAATAGTACCTACACCTGTTGTGTCACCTGAAACTACACCTGTGTTTGATATTAGGTTGGTTACTGCTGTGTAATTACTGGTAGAAGTAATGAAGCCATAACCAAATAGAGCTTTATCTGTCCCGTAGGCTGCGGCTGCTAGGGCCATTCTTACAGTACCAACTCCTGCAGTATTAGTAGCAACTACACCGGTATTACTTACTAAATTGGTTACTGAAGTGCTACTAGAAGTAAATCCATATCCAAATATAGCTTTATCTGTTCCATATGTTGCGGCCGCTAACAAACCTCTTGATGTACCGGCTCCAGTAGAATTGTTAGCAACTACACCTGTATTTGATACTAGGTTAGTTGTATTAACCGGACCACTACCTTGTGTGTCAGTAAACCCATACGCAAATATAGCTTTATCTGTTCCGTATCCTGCTGCCGCTAATTCCATTCTAGCAGTACCTACACCTGTAGTATCTGCGGCGACTACACCTGTATCAGATACTAAGTTGGTCATACTTAATACTGATGCATTTCTACCATATCCAAATATAGCTTTTCTAGGTGTGAATAGAGGTGTATTAGTGGTGATACTATTACTTGCCTCACTTGCGCTACCTGTACCTACACTGTTAGTGGCAGTTACAGTAAATGTATAAGTAGTGGCTCCTGTTAATCCGGTAACTGTAATAGTACCACTACCTGCTTGACTTAGTGTACCGGTAATCCCTCCAGGACTACTTGTTGCTGTATAAGTTGTGATTGTAGCACCGCCATCACTTGCTGGTGCGGTAAATGCTACAGTTGCGGTTGTTTCACCTGTTGCCGTAGCAGAACCAATAGTTGGAGCTCCTGGTACTACAGCTACTACATTAGCCGTAGCATTAGAATTAGCAGATGAATTACCATAACTATTAGTGCCAGTTACTACACAACGAATAGGATTACCAATGTCGGCTGCAACTAATGTATAAGTGCTTGCTGTTGCAGACCCTATGTCAATACCATTTCTTTGCCATTGATATGTAAATGTTATTGTAGCTGTACCAGTCCAAGTACCGTCAGTAGTTGACAATGTTGAACCAAAACTAGCAGTTCCACTAACAACTGGTGCTACTGTATTAGCTGGTATTGTAAATGTTGTTATGCTATTGCTTGCCGCACTTGCATTACCTGTACCAATACTATTAGTAGCAGTTACTGTAAATGTATAGCTGGTACCGGATGTTAGTCCAGTCATATTAATAGTACCACTGCCCGATTGATTTAGTGTGCCAGTTATATTATCCGGACTACTTGTTGCCGTATAACTTGTAATTGTGGCTCCGCCATCACTAGCAGGTGCTGTAAATGCTACTGTAGCAGTTGTTAAACCAGTTGCTGTTGCTGTGCCAATTGTTGGTGCACTCGGAGCGATAGCAGATACATTAGAGGTAGCATTAGAATTAGCAGATGAATTACCAATACCATTTGTACCAGTTACTACGCATCTAATTGGATTACCCACATCGGCTGCTACTAGTGTATATGTACTATTTGTAGCTGATGATATATTAGATCCATTTCGTTGCCATTGATATGTAAATGTTATTGTAGCTGTGCCAGTCCATGTACCATCAGTAGTTGACAATGTTGAACCAAAACTTGCAGTCCCACTAACAACTGGTGCTACTGTGTTAACCGGCGGAGTTGTTGCTGAGGGTGTAGTAATGCTATTACTTGATGCACTTGCACTACTTGTACCTATACTATTAGTTGCAGTTACTGTAAATGTATAACTTGTATTTTGTGTTAATCCGGATATTGTAATTGTTCCAGATCCAGCTTGATTTACTGTACCGGTTAAATTACCAGGACTACTTGTCGCTGTATATGATGTAATTGTGGCTCCGCCATTATTAACTGGAGCAGTAAATGTTACCGTAGCTGTTGTTGCACTGGTTGCTGTTGCTGTGCCTATAGTTGGTGCATCAGGTGCTGTCGGTGGTAGTGTTAATGAAATTCCACTAGTAAATGTTAATCCTGATCCAATATTTAATCCCATAAT